TAGAGCGCAGGAGGCTCGAGGAGGGTGACTGGTGGTCGACGACTCTGGGCACCATGTTTGACCGAACTTCGGCGGTAATCATTGATATTGACGAAATCCCGACTTTTACGTCGTCGGCACGGATAGTGAGGTTTTGGGACTTGGCGGCCACTGAGCCCAATCAGTCAACCCCAGACCCTGACTGGACGGTGGGTACGCTGATGCTGTTTGACCAAGGAGTCGCCTATGTGCTTGACGTTAAGAAGAAACGGGTTAAGTCTGACAAGGTAGAACAATTTGTTGCCCAAACCGCCTATGAGGATGGCGTAGCGACACCGATAAGGATGGAGCAAGAGCCTGGTTCGTCTGGCAAGTCCTTGATGGACCAATACGCACGATACGTCGTTCCAGGATTTGATTTTGGAGCAAACAGGTCAACTGGCGACAAAATCACAAGAGCAAGGCCATTTGCTGCTGCTTTGGCTAATGGCAACGTGCGAGTTGTGCGAGGTGCCTGGTTAAGCGACTGGCTTGACGAACTGTCGGCATTTCCCGAGTCCGCCCCCCATGATGACCAAGTCGACTCCGCAACTGGCGCATTCAACTATTTGACTGGATTGGGGTTGCCGCAAAGAAAAAGAGCAAGTATCGTGGTGTGAGTTATCAAATCTAACTATTAGGAGAATCAGAGTGACCACTATTGACCTATCCGTATTTGAGCAATGGCGCAAGAACCTCATGGAGATTGATGCGCTTTTGGACACCTACATAAAGGCGACCCCAGATATTGCGGAAGCAGCAGAAATGCTCACCCAATTTAATTTGGTTAAGCGCGATTTTGGAATTGTCTACGATTCCTATGCTGGAAAAGTTGGCGAACTCATGGGCAACCGAGGCATGGTGGAAACCCAGTCTGGCGCAACGGTTGAGAAAAAGGGTGCCACGGAGAGAAAGAAATGGATGCACCCCGAACTTGCTTCAGCGGTTGCCGAACGACTTTCGGACATGGCGGTTGACATGGATACTGGCGAACGCACCATGACACCAACGCAAATGATTCAGAAACTCCTTGATTATGCCGCTGTTTCATATTGGCGTGTCGGCAAGTTGGGCGAAATCGGAATTAACCCAGACAGTTACTGCGAACAAGGTGAATACAAAACCAGCATCATCGTGCGATTGGGAAACAAAAACAAATGAGCGATATTTACGCCCGCCTGTCGGAACCATTTCCACAGGAAATGGAAAAAACCCTAAACAAGGGTGGAGTAAACCTCATCTACATTCCAGTAAGCGAAGTCATTACTCGCTTAAATAAGGTTCTCGGTGTTGATAAATGGTCAATGACTGTTGTGAGTTGCCAGCGTGATGCGAGTGACCCAGACTTCGTGGTCGCCCATGTGCGCATTGAGTATTTCATCAATGAGTTTCTCTCAGTCACGCGAGACGGCATTGGCGGTCAAAAAATTAAGCGGACCAAGGCTGGCGGAATTCTTGACTTGGGCGATGAGTTCAAGGGCGCTATTTCCGATGCGCTGAAGAAGGCCGCACAAACATTTGGTGTTGGGCTATATCTCGCTCGTAGTGAGGATGCAATGGAGATTGAGCAAGCCATAGATGCATCAAATGCCCCACTTTCCGACCACGAGCAAAAATGGGAAAACTTTAAGGGCATATCCAAGGCTCTTTCTAAGTCCCAACGTGAATCGCTTTCCAATGCATGGATGGCCCAATATGGTGACAAACCCAAGCCACAATCGGCATCTGACGTTGATGCGCCAACACTGGAATTCCTAACTTCACAGGCAGTCGCTGCTCAGTTTGGGGCCGCAAATGTCGCAACATCAGAATAAGGCGCTCACACCGCCCCCACATCTTTCTCCATCGTCGTTGTCGACCTTTGAGCAATGCCCACTTAAATTCAAGTTCAATAAAATAGACCTAATCCCAGATAAGCCTGGGATAGAAGCCGTCATGGGCAACTACGTCCATGATGTTCTTGAGGGACTTTACGGACTTGACCCGATGGCCAGAACAAAAGATGCTGCCCGTGGTTTGGCCCGTGATATTTTTTATAATAAGTACGCGGAAACAGTGGGAAAAATTCTTCATCGAGAAGAGGCAATACGAAAACTCCGTTGGCAAGCATGGTTTTGCATAGACAACCTGTGGAAGGTTGAAGACCCGACGAAAGTCGTTCCAATTGGATTGGAGCACGAACTGAATCATCCTCTGGGTGGAGTTATGTTGAAGGGTTTTATTGACCGATACTCCAGACATGGGGAAAATGGTTTGACAATTTCAGATTACAAGACTGGTAAAACGCCTCGTGCTGCTTGGATTTCTGACAAATTCGAACAGTTGCGTATCTATGCGGCACTCATGGCGGAAACACAATTATTCCCAGTTGAATCACTTGAACTGATTTATCTAAAAGATGGCGTAAAATTTACAGAGCAAGTTACAGATGAACTTCAAGAAGCGACAATTGTGCGTATAACCAAAATCAAATCGATGGTCGATGAGCGTTGTGAAACTGGAATTTTTGAGGCGACAAAATCCAGACTATGCGACTGGTGCTCCTATAAATCCATATGTCCAGCATGGGGTAAATAATTTTTATGTATGTATCGGATGACGAGTTTGCTCGCCTTGTTTCTGAAGATGTGAAGAATAAGGTTTCCTCACGGCAGCGTCAAGTTTTGCTTGAGCCCCAAAACTGGAGCCGATGGAGTCGGGCTTTGATTTTGTTAATTGAAAATCTAGAAAATCAAATTTTGGACATAGAGGCGGACCAGGAAGCGGATAATCGCAGATTTTCCGCAATGGGTGAGGACGGCGCCATACTGCTTAAAGAATCAGAATTCGCCTACCAGGGTAAGAAAACAAAAATAGAAAGGTTTAAGTTTCACGTCAATCGGCGCCTTGACGATGTAACCAGCATGATTGAACTAGGCAAGGTTGACCACATTCAAAAAGATGTGCTGACAGCCAATAGTGATGCAAATTTCTACAGAAAAGCCATCGCCAAACATCGGTCGCTTCTGGATGAATACGACCTTGAGCCGACCGAAATAGATAGGGCGCTGTGGCGCGCGCTAGACAATGAATGGGTCTTTGATGAAATTAACGAGAACAACATTTAATGAGGCATAGAAGCAAAAAGAAAGAAGAAGAATACAAACTAAGAAGACCCCTGGTTGCTAAATTGCTTGAAAAATACCCATATTGTCAGGCTTGTGGGACCTTTGCTAAACACGATGGAAAAGTTACCTATCAACAAAATCCATCTCAAGACATTCACGAATTGGTCAGACGCTCACAAGGCGGTTCAATCCTGGATGAAGAAAATCTTTTGGCCGTATGCCGAAAATGTCATGACCGAATAGGCAGATATCCACAGTTGGCATTTGATTTGGGATTATCCAAGCATCACTGGGACGATAAACACATGGACTAATCTTGTCGCCATGAGTGACATGGCGCAGATTGAGCACCCCAGATTTATTGGGCTTGACCTGTCCTTGACCTCCACTGGGGTAAGTGTCAATGGTGAGACATTCTCCATAAAGCCCAAGACGCGAGGGGTGGAAAGGCTTGTTGAAATATCCGAAAGGGTAGTCAACCACGCAATCAACTCCAGGTGCTTGGCGGCAATGGTTGAGGGTTATTCATTCGGTTCCAAATTCTCTAGAGCCCACTCGCTTGGGGAACTGGGTGGAGTCGTAAAGGTCGCCTTATACAAGGCTGGATTTTTAGTGGTGGAAATCCCACCAAAATGCAGGGCCAAATTTGCCACTGGCAACGGCAATGCGAATAAAGAGGATGTCCTACATTCCCTTATGCAGCAGTTCCCCACACGCTTCAACACTGAATGTGGCAACGACGAATGCGATGCTTGGGTGCTGGAGCAAATGGCGTATGCCAAACTGAATGAATCTCCACATAAGTGGTCCAAAGCACAATTAGCGGCTCTCGAGAAGGTAGATTGGGCACCACTATTCAACGCCCTAAGGAGAAATTAGCGATGGCCAGAAATGCTCCAATAAGCCAAGTGGAAATTGAACAAGAATTACTGCGGATGATGGACATACTGGAAGAAGAAACAGAAGCATTTGAAAAATTGGCCACCGATGCGGCGAAGAAAGAGTCTCTCTTCAAGGCGAATTGGGCCAAGGAGTACCTTTCGGCCAAAGGTTCCATCAAGGAACGAGAGGCATGGGCGGACTACAAAATGGCAGACTTTGATTATGACTACAGGATTGCAGAAGCATTAGTAAAATCCAAACGCGAAAAATTACTTTCGGTGCGCACATCCATGGATTCCCTCAGAACGCTAAACGCAAACGTTAGGGTTCAGGTATGAGCAATATTCACTCCTCTTTGGAGCAGATGGCTTTTCCCGTGGAGAAGTTGATGCATCTAGACAACAACCCACGCAAGGGGAATGTGGATGCCATCGTCGCCTCATATGAAGAGTTTGGACAAGTAAAGCCTATTGTTGCCAAAAAGAATGACGACGGCACGGCGACAGTGATTGCTGGCAACCATCAATTAATGGCAGCCAAGCAACTTGGTTGGGACAAGATTGCCGTCGTGTTCATAGAGGGCGACGACAAGCACGCCATCGCCTTTGCCCTCGCTGACAACCGAACAATGGAACTCGGGTACACCGACGACGATATGTTACAAAAAATGCTCATGGAAGTCTCGGTTGACTACAGCGACCTTTGGGGTGGTCTCGGTTGGGATGAATTTGAAATGGCGGCGATGGATGAGCGTGCCACAATAAAATCAAACGAAGAACTAATTACCTCGACCTACATTCCTCCAACCATTGTCCCAAACCCCTCACAAGTAACAGATGAAGTTGGTAGGCAAATATCGTCGTTGGTCGAGGAAGACGAGGACGGCGAGAGAAAACTTGTTGTTCCAAGAGACGTAGACCAAAAAGATGTAGTTCTGCAAGGCTCGTCTATTGCCGTCCCAGGCTCAGCACCTCAAGCGATTGTCTCTGTCCAGGTTGTTTTTGATTCACCAGAGCAACAACGTCGTTGGTACGACTTTATCCGTTGGTTGCGCAATGACCCGTCAATTGATGGAACAACGACTTCTGAACGACTTATAAATTTTATTGATGCGCATACTGACGCATGACACGGCAACGTTTATTCCTCGACATTGATTGCGTAGAAGCAGCGCGTCAACGAATTAGGCACGTATACGACACGTTCGATACGGTTTGCATTCAGTTCTCTGGTGGTAAGGATTCAACTGCTGTATTGCTCTTGGCCAAAGAAGTCCACGAAGAACGCGGACTGGGTCCAGTGAAAGTCATATTTAGAGACGAAGAAATGGTGAGTCCTACGGTCATTGAATATGTCGAATACATACGCGAAAAGCCGTGGGTTGACATGGAGTGGTACTGCCTCGCTCACGGCTCCGAGGTATGGGTTTTAGGTAGGCGCCAATCCGTAATTTTGTGGAGCGAAAAACGCCGTGCGGAAGGCAGATTAGTCAGAGAGATGCCACCATACGCAATATCCGCCGCAAGTTTTGGGATTAGCGGCCAGACCTACATGCCAGAGCATCCTGATTACTACACGATGCAAGGCAAGATAGGAAATGTTGCCTTTATAACTGGCGTTAGAGCAAATGAGTCAATGGTCCGTTATCGCTCATTGGTGCAAAAACTTCACGAAAATTACATAGTTACTCCATACAAAATGAAACGCAAAATGCCGTTGAAGTTTGCCAAAGTAATATACGATTGGCAAGCAGCGGACGTATTCAAATTTATTGTGGAAGAACACGGGGAACGCTACTGCGAGTACTACGACAGAGCGGCAGTTACTGGGAGCAACAGCAGGGTTGGCATACCGCTTCACGCAACCGCAATACGTAGGCTTGGTGATGTAGTGGCAACCGAGCCAGAGTTCTACGACAAACTCGTTGAGTGTTTCCCGTACATCGACGCCCAGCGAAGGTACTGGTCTGTTTTCGATACCGAGGCACTGGTTTCCAAATACTCAAAGATGGGCTGGGACGGAGTAAAGGAATTTATAGATGAATACATGATTGGCGACACAAAAAAACAACGCGCAATGTCGTTTGTCGCAGAATATAGACGAAAGCAGATTCGTGACCCAAAGTCATACACTATCTACGCATTGATAAATTCTTTATTTATGCACTCAATAGCGCCTTCTGTGGCAGCAACACCGATTGGTCCCAAAACACGAGTTCATTCAGTTAGGGAATCTGAATCATCCGAAGACAACGTAGAGGAGTAATGGTAATGATTAAGACAGAGTATTTGCCAGTTTCTTTGCTCAAGAAAGGCGACTGGCAATCCAATCATGTACTGCGACCAGATTTGCTAATACTTTCAGCATCGCTTCAACAGTATGGATTTATTTTTCCCATCCTTATCCGCAAGGCAGACAATGCAATAATCGACGGCTACCACAGGTGGATGCTTGTCAAAGAAAACGAAAAGATGTCGAAACACATCGGTGACACCATTCCCTGCGTCGCCCATGATTGCGACACGCTTGAAGCGGCCTTAATGCATATTCAGTTAAATCGAGGGCGTGGCGGTTTGGTTGCTCACAAGGTCGCTCGAGTTGTTAGGGATTTGATTTACAGCAACAAATACTCGGAGGAGGATTTGGAAAAATTGTTGTCAATGAAATACGACGAATTGCATCTTCTCCTTGACGGAACGATGATTAAAAAACTCAATACTGCTGAACACAGGTACTCGAGAGCATGGGTTCCAATTGAGGCGCCAGCAGGAACTGTTGAGACATTTAAGACTGAACGGCCCCCCAATCCAGATAGATGACATCACCAACGTCATAATAATGATAAAATTTGGGGACAACGCTTCATCAATGAATGCGATTTTCACGAGGAGTTAACCCACATGTATTATGACGGACGAAATGGCAGATTTGGTATTGGTGGGGGAAAAAGACCTTTAAACATCGACAACATGCGTGGCATGAGTGTTTGCTTTGAAACCATTGTTCAAAAAGGAGATGAAGATGAAGGTCGTGCTGGCGGAGCCCGCCGAAGACTTTCCCGCATAACCGAAAGGGCGACAGAAGTTGCAAGAGGGATTCTCGGTCGACTTCGCCGCAGGGGATAATTTGCCTTTGCTTTTTGATTGGAGGTTGGTTAAATGCTGGTGACGCTTGCCAATCTCACTACGTACATGGACATAAGTCTGTCCTTGCGTCAGCAGGATGCTGCAGAAATGATTCTGCAGGGTCTTCAAAGCGAAATGGAAACCTTCCTTGGGCGACCAGTTGAGGTCACGGAGTTCGTGGAGGAAACACACACCCTTGAGGCAAATCACGTCAACGTGCCAATGGGTTCTTATTTTTACAACCAGGGTCTTGGACTCGGCGACTCCAGCGCGAACGGCATAATCACTTACGCTGCACCGCCAAGCACAATTTATTTAAGGCGTACCCCCATAGTGTCTGTTTCCAAGGTTGAAATGGACGGACCCTCGGTGAACAATAGAATTCTTGGAGAGGCTGTAAAAAGAACGGCGACAATTACTGCCGCTACGGTTTCGTCTGGCACAGCCACATACACCGCCAATAACCACGGATTTACCCTGGGACAATATGTCACTGTAACTGACGTATCTCCAAGCACCTTCAACATCAGTGCAAAAATAATCACCGCCGTTGCGACTGATACTTTTTCTGTCGCCAACTCTGGAGTCACTGGAAATTATGCATCTGGCGGCAAAGCAGAAGCAAACGGAAACGAGTACACAGTAAGAAGATACGGCATTGACGTTTACGCGGGTTTTGCAAACGACATTATTCGCGTAACGTATCGCGGCGGACTGGACGGCGAAAATATTAAAATGTTTAAGTTAATGATTCTTCGAGCGGCAACAAGAGAAATGCAAAATATGCATGACGATGTTGTCGGTATTAAGGACCTTAATCCACGAAATGTCTCAGTTGCCGAAACTGGTTTTCTTGAAGCAGAACTTATGCAGTTGAAGAAATATTCACGTAGAAGAATCTCATAATGGCATCATCAAAAGAAATCGACGTTCAAATCAAAATAGACGTAGATGGTCTGGACGAAACGAGCGAATACCTCAAAGACGTTAGGTCCAGGATGAAGGATTTGCGTCCTGTTTGGCCTAGGCTTCATGACAGTTTGAAGAGTTACATCATCGGAAACTTCACTGCTCAGGGACTTCCATCTGGTGGCTGGAAACCACTTGATGCTGAGTATGCCTCATGGAAAGCGAATAATTTCCCAGGTGCTCCCATGCTCGTGCAAGATGGAGGGCTTTTTAGGAAGGTTTCAAAAGGTCCCAAACTTGAAGGGATGATGCGTGGAGCAAGATTTAAATTCACTGGAAAAATAGCAAGGTTTCACCAATACGGAACAACAAAGATGCCAGCAAGGCCAATTATCTTCGCCCCCGATACATGGGTTGATGAAGCAGCAGAAGAAGTTATTGACTACATCGTGGAAGGTTATGAATAATCATGCCCGAATACTTGATGCACGGACCTCAATTTGCAAAGGACTATGTTTCGTCTTATCTTCAGAACGACCTTCCAAAGCGCGTTGTTCGCTACAGAAATGGATGGAACATTTCAAGTACCGAATTGCCAATGCCAGAAAAGTTCTTTTCTTATGAACCATTGGCCCTCGATGTGTGGCCCACAATAATCACTGTTGCAATATCAACTACTCGATTTGAAAGAATGGGTTTTGACGGGCCAGACCCTTTGTATCGAGTTAATTACAACATGAGAACCTATGTTTGGTGTAGGGCGGTAGGGGCGGATGAGGCGACTGTCGCGCGCGACAGGCTTACCGCGGTGGTCCGTTCTGCTCTTTTGGATTATCCGTGCCTTCAAGCAACCGACCCAAGACAGTCATTTCAGGTAATGGTTGACGAAAACAGCATGAGGGAAGAATTTTCGGAAATAACACTTCTCAAGGGTGACAGGGTTTTGTGCGGCGCATACGTCGGGTATGACCTTGGCATAAATGAAGTGGTGAGTCGTCAAGATATTGGTGAAATTCAAGAAATTGAATTGACAGTGTCTCAAGACGGAATAACTGACACAGACCTCACTGTGAGTTCTAATTCCAATACGGTGACCATTGAGTAGTTGTTTATGGAGTACAATCTATAACGCGCTGCCAAGGAGAGTTTCTAGATGTCGCATCTTTTCGTAAAATTAAAAGATTCCAGTAATTATGAATCAGTTCAGGGCCCTGCCTTGGTCGTAAAAAACGTTTCTGCTGGTCCATTTGTCGTCGACGAAGAAGGCAGAACACTTCACTCCATGGGCGTTGCCGCGGTAGACGAATCGTGCAAGTTGTGTGCCGATGGAATCAAAAAAGGAAAACTGGTTGTTCTTCACACAGTTTCGGGCGTTAAGCCCCAAAAAACAAAAACAAAAAGCGTTTCAGCGTCAGATGAACAGGTAGTGGCAACAGTTGCACCTTCAGAAGACAATGATTCTGTACAATGGGAATCAAATTAATGCGCGAAGTTCTCGAGCAGTGAGGAAGGTGTCATGCCAGGCGTAAGCATACAAACAGCAGTTAGAGTTGGACCAAATGCCGCATCGGCAGTTGAAACATCGCAAGCATTCTTCGTAGGCAAGGCCGCACGTGGCCCAGCCAACCAATCAAAATTGGTCACGAGCCTCTCCGAATTCGAGGCAATTTACGGCGGGTACGCATCGTACTCAATTTTGCACCCGACAGTGCAAAGTTTTTTTGAAGAGGGTGGCACAAGAGCGTGGATTTCGCGCGTTGTTGGGGCCAATGCCACAACTGGCACCTTGACCCTTTCGGCAGGAGGTCAAGGCGGTGCAACCCTCATCACAATCACCGCAAATGGCCCTGGCGCATGGAGCACTGGAATCACTGTTGAGACGGTAAATCCAGGAACTGCCTCTGGAACCTTCATCATCAAGATTTACGATGGTGGAACACTTCTCTTCAGCACTGGTAACTGCTCATCTGTTGCTCAGGCTGTTGGACGCATCAACTCAAGCGCCAATGCTTCTAAAGTTGTTACTGCTGCAGACATTTCTGGTGTTGCGGTAACACTGCCACAAGACTCTGCTGCGACCCCATTGGGTGCTGGCGACGACAACGAAGAAACTGTTGTTGATGCAGACTACGTAACTGGCCTAGAACTATTTCTTGAGTCTTTTGGTAGCGGCGTTGTTGCGTGCCCTGAGTCTCATGCCAACACTGTTCAAACTGCACTCGCAACACATGCCAACGCCTACAACAGAATTGCTTTCCTCAATGGTGCATTTGATGACACCATTGCAGAAGCAAAAACTGCTGGCCAAACACTTTCAGCAGCAAATGCGTCTGCCGAGCACGTTGCATACTTCTATCCCTGGGTGTACGCCCCATCGTCTGTTGCTGGAGTTAATAGACTAATCCCTCCAGTGGGCTATGCCGCAGCAAAAAGAGCGGTTGCTCATACCCAGGTTGGCCCACACAAGCCAGGCGCTGGATTGATTTCTGTTGCCCAATTCGTCAATGGCGTAGCAATTGACATCGACAAGTCAAATGGAGACGCATTGGATGATGCTTTCGTAAATGCAATTCGTGTAATCAACAACACGATTCGCGTTTACGGAGCGCGCTCACTGTCGTCGGATACCACGAACTTCAGATATATCACGGCACAGGACGTCGTCAACAAGGTTGTTGTTGATGCAAATCGTTCGCTCGAAGACCTTATCTTCAGCGTCATCGATGGCCGCAACACGGTGTTCGCAGCAGTTGAATCAAAGTTGTTTGCAATTCTTGAGCCATTGCGCGCCAACGGTGCCTTGTTTGAGGCATTTGATGCAAACGGCAAGCGAATTGACTTTGGCTACTCAGTGAAATGCGATGCTTCAATCAACCCAACTTCACAGTTGGCGGATGGCCTCGTAAAAGCAAAGGTCGGTCTCCGCGTGTCGAGCGTCGGTGACAAGATTGAAGTCGACATTGTCAAGTCCAACTTGACCAAGTCGGTCGTCTAATAAGCGTCTAATAAACGGAGGATAAATCATGGCAAAGGTATCACAGAGACAAGTTCTTGCAAAAGTTGCGCCACATGGCGACCAGCAAGTTGCAGACCTGCCAAAGTTTGAGACTTTCTTGTTTGCACAAGTATCGGGCGGCGAAATTACCGCTTCGGTGGAAAAAATCTATGAAGGCGGAAAAGCATCGCCAACCGTTTTGTGCGCTCCATTCGACATCGGCGACATTACCCTGACTGCTCACTATGACGACGACAGAAACGCCTCCGACGGAGCCACTGGCTTGGCAGCGAAAGTAGCCAAGTTGCGTGAATACGTTGGAAAGGCCTATTACGACATTTCGGTGGAGACATTCGACTGCGACCTTAAGAAGCCAGGCCTGGACCGTATTTACTCCAAGGCCCTTCTCGTTGGTTTGACTGAGCCAGATGGAGATTCATCTTCTGGCGCCCCATCAACCTTTGCATTGACCTTCTCTGTATCGACGGTTGCCAGCAAGTAAATTAGTTTAATAATTTACAACCGAGGGCTTATACATGTGCTAGTTTTTGTCGCATGAGCAACAACGAACTATACACATCAGCAGATGAACCCAAGAAATCAACCAAAACAGAAAAGTCGGACAAAAAAGAATTAACCATTCTTGACCAACTATCTTCTGCAATTCGCAAAAAGGTTGAACGGGCAGTCGTTCACATGAACGTTCCTGAACGTCCGAATGTCAAATTGATTATTAGCCCAAATATCACCCAGCATCAAATTCGTTCGTGGCGCAAGTCTGCTGGCGAAGACACCAAATCAGGAATGGATGCACTGCGCTTTGCGTGCATGGTGGTTGGTGCAACAACTCGCGGAATTATGTTCAATGACGAAGAGGTTCGCGATGCCGACGGCAATGAGTTGACCTTCGCATCAGACCTCATTCTTGAAATGACCGAAACAACTCGACCACAGCCAGACTGTGTGCGCGCTTTCTTTGGAGTTGACCCCCATGTCGAGTCAGCCGCAGTGGCCATTTTGGAGGCTGCTGGATATTCGGACACGGTTGACACTGAAGACCCTATGAAGGAGTCTTTGACGATTTAGTCGAAGACTCCATAATTGTAAACGCCGCCAGGCTTGGCGAATTGTGGGGCACAAATCCCCTCGACCTACTGCGCTGCGACGATATTGAGTGGACCATAATGATGGCCTGTGCTAAAGTGGTAGAGCAAGACCGCGAGCGAGAACGGCGCCAACTCGAGAAAAATCGGTAGCACTCCCCTCAGCCCGAGTCATTAAAGACAATCTTTAATTTCGGCTAGGAAAAACATGGCAGACGCAGCAAGAGAAATAACCCTTAACGTAAGGACAACTCGCGACGAGGGGCCCAAGAAGTCTTCCGAGCGCGTTGACGAACTTGGTGACCACTTAACTAAATTAGCAGTACGTTCCAAGGTTGCCGAAAAATCCCTTGGCGGTCTTAACAGAAAATTGCTTTCTACCGCTGGCGCTGCAACCGTCGCAGGTAGGGCGCTCAAAAGTGTTGGTGATAATGGCGGGCTACTTGAACGAAAACTGTTCAAGGTTCACAAAAGCATGCAAGCGCTTGGCGGCATGCTCCAAAAATTCTTAACTGGCGCACTAAAACTTGCAACCCTGGGGCTGGGGGCAATGAGCGTTGCTCTTGTTGGAGTCCACGCCCTTTTTGTTACTGGAAGATTTTTAATTAAGTCCTATAACGTTGCCCTTCAGGGTCTTGCTGCTGGCGCTGCAGGCGCCGCAGTCGCTATTGGCCTAGTGGCAGCAGCGATGAGAGAGCAGCAAGCAGCGCAATTTGCTTATGCTGGCAAAGGAAATAGTGAATTTGGTTCTGGGCTAAGACAAGCACAGGTCCACATGAGAAGTCTCCAATCAGACACAACGCTTGCTGGCGCTGGAGCAGAGGCGCTAAACAAAGCCTACGGAGAAATTGCTAAGTCAACTAACGGTTTTGATAATAGAAGCAAATCCATGCTTAAGGGTTTTGCCGACTTCGCTTCTGCTGGCCAACCGTTGGCAGAGGGTCTACAAAAGGCAGCGGCAGTAGTTGTTGCCCTTCAGGACAAGAAGAAGGGCTTCGGTGCCGTAACCGCAGCGGCAAAAGAAATGGGACCTGCAATGGTCAAGGCTCTTGATGAGGCAAAAAAGAAGGGAATCGATACTAAAGAAGAATTTCTAAAAGCACTTAACGATGGGACCCTGTCTTCTCTGGGTGGAGTCACTGGCCAAATGGATGCCGTAAATGGAACGCTCATAGGTCAACTGACAAAGTACTTCAATCTCATTAGAGCAAAGTTTGCTGATTTTGGTCAACAGTTTTTACCGCAAGCAAAAGTTGCATTTGAAAAAATCTACAGAATTATTTCCAGCGCTATGTCAGAAACAAGTGGAGCGTTATCTGGCTGGGAAAGAAGGGGTGGGCTGCTAGATGCCCTTGTGAACGCCACTCAAAAGGTTTCAGATTTTTATGTAAAACTCATTCGAGATTATCTTCCAAAATCACAAGGAATGTTCAGTCGGCTTGGTGCATGGTGGGAAAGGTTCAAGAATGGATGGAAAGATGTAACCGAAGCGCTAAGACCTCTTATTGACGGAGCAAAAGTAATTGAAGCGTCTTTTGGCAAAGCGTGGAGACCAATATGGAATCAAGTAAAAAGCGCTACCAAAGAGTTCAACAGGGACCTTCAAAGAAATAGGCCAGCATTTGAAGAATTTGGAGCGAGCCTTGGTGGCACGATTGCCCAGATGTTGAAGATGCTTCAAATGTTCCAAAAAGTAATAACAAACAACCTACCGTTTATTAGCAGAGTTGTAAAAGCACTTGGATTAATGGTTGAACAATTCATGTCCATCTTTGGATTCTTGTCGAAAATATTCGGCGACAGGGGTGCTTTCATGGCCATGATGGGAATGGCGCGAGCCCTCAAAACGACTCGTGGAACACTCGTTGAGAAAAGCGTAAACACTCAAAACATGAACGTAAAAGCAAGTTCAGTAAGCATTATGGGCACGGTTAAGGGCGCATATGACGGCTACAAACTTGGAAAAACTCTTGGGCCAAAGGGAGCCGCGGCAGGTGCAGTTGCTGGGGGAGTTATGGGTGGTGGATGGCTCGGTGCAGGGGTAAAGGAAAAATGGGACGGCACTGCTGGCAAGGCTGCCAGAGTTCTAAGCATTAAGAGTTTGTTGGGTGGAAAGGCGATGACGGCAGCAATGCCCTCGGGTGTCGCCACGCCAACTGCTGGAACTGCAGCGTCATCATTATTGGCCCTGAGGTCGGCAGGAGTCTCTGCTTCAACTTCTGTTGCGGGCATGGGGGCAGCAACGGATAAATCTTCAACTGGTCTTAAGCATTTTAGTAGGTCGCTTGGTAAAGCAACTGGTCAATTGATGGCGTTGCGCTCAGGCGGAAGGACCCCAACAACACCAATGCCCGCAGTAATGCCCACAACACCCGTTGCACCCGCAGGTCCAGCAGGGCCAGCAACGCCACCAAAGCCAGTGATACCTCCTCGTGGTGGTGGTGGTGGTGGTAAGGGATTCTCTCCCTTCTCCAGAGGTATGGCAAGGTTGGGCGGATTTGGAAAACAAAATTTTGCCAAAACGCAGGCAGACAAAGACCAAAAGCGCAAGCCTTTTGGCGGTATGGGCGGATTTGCTTTTGCAATGGGGTTATCTAAACTTTCAGAAAAAGTAGAAGACGAGAACGTTTCTGCTGGATTATCTCTTGCTGCTACTGCAGCGATGTTCAGTCCAAAGATAGGTCTTGGTCTTGCCGCTGGAACACTTGCAATGAACAGCGAGGACGGCGGACTTGCAATGCTTGGTGGCGCTGGCGCAGGCGCTGCGATTGGTAGCGAATTTGGCAAAGCGGGCATGATTGTTGGTGCAGTGATTGGCACAATCGCTGGATTCATAATGGCCCCAATAACGGCGATGAAAAAAGCAAGAAAAGAGGCAGAGGGGGTTGTTGACTCATTCTTTGCTCGAACCACTGGCCAAATCATGGTCAACATGGCCCTTGTTGAAGCGGAAGCAAAAAGAAATGGTGGGCCAGTTGACGGGAAAACCACCGTCGTCAATTCACTGAACGCTGCTGCAGCCAGATATGGAGCAATAGGTGAAATTGCATCAAGAGGAGCCAAGGGCGGACTTGGGACAAAGAATCGCGGCTACATGGAAACAGTTTTGGGTACCACGGCAATTGGAACTGGAATTGGTGCAGTTAGCGGTGCGGGAATCTTGAGCGCACCTGGGGCTGGAATTGGCGCTGGAGTTGGATTCCTGTCAGGCAATGCTGCCTATTTTGGTGGCAAAGCAATAACAGCCATTCAAGGCTTATTTGGCGATGACATGAGTGACCGAGACAGGTCGCGAAGTGAAGAAATAAAAAGACTCTATGCCATGGGGGCGTTGAGTGATACCGAATTCAAAAGAGCAACTGGAAAGAAAAAAAACAAGTTCCTAGGAATGGACCGTCTTGCCAAAGATGACCCAATTGATAGCAGATACCAGCAAGCACTTCTTGACGAATTTGCACCTAAAGCCAAGGCTTATGAAACAGCGACCAGGGATGCTGCAGAGGTCATTCAATCAAGACTCGATGTAATCAGGTCTGCTACTGGCATGTCCGAAATGGAAATTATGTCGCTTGCTCAAACGATGGAGGTAAATCTTGCAAGTGCAACCGAAGACTTCAATCAGCAACTAATAGAACTTGGAGTGACTGTTGTAAAGACTGCCCAACAACTCGACCAGGCAATGGCATCAATGATGCAAAACACAATTAACAACGTGTACGACCAAGCAATAAAACAACAGCAAGCACCGCAAATCATTAATGACATTATGAAGAACTTTAGGGTTGACTACGACCAAAGAACTGACAAAAAGATTACGGCTGAAGATTCCAAACTGCTCATTGGAACCGCTACCGAGCAATTAACAAATATGTATGGCGGCGATGCAAGTCTTGCCTACTTTGAAACAATGAGACAATTTGGCTCTGCGGACGGACTGGCATTCCAAAAATACAACTCAGAAGGTGGGCTTAATCCACTTGGCGGCCTCGGCGAAGAATTCTTCAAAGGCAAGACTGGCGAAGCGAACATACGAGCAATGAACAAAATGGAACAGGGAATGCTGGACATAGCATTGCCGCAACTCGGTGCAGCAATGGCCAAGAGTGGTCAAGGTTTTGCAAATGCAAACACCATGTCCTCAATCAGGGACAGGGTGGCAGAAATGAGCCCGAGTGAACAAGAGAGATTCTTCAATATGGTGTCTTCTGGAAACTTGGAACAATTTGGCGGAATTCAGGGTGCGCTTAACGAATTTGACATGGGAGATTTGGCAACAGGCAACCTCAAAGCCTTAACGGACAACGAAAAAGCCTTTGCACAGGCGACAGACAACCTCGCAAAAGAAGCCATTCTTCTTGAAGCACAATTAAAAGTCACTGAAGATATGGGCAAATACTTTGGCGAGGGAGCAGACAAGCCCGAATGGTGGAGTTCGGATTCTCTTAGGCAATTATTTACCGACGCTGGTCTCATCGACGACACAAGAACTCCTCGCGGAAAAGGAATCGGAGATACCACTTCATCTCGGCTTTCCCAGACCCTGTCACGCCACGCATCAATGGACTCAGCAATTTCTGGAAAAAGAATGATTACATCTGCATTCAGAACCAACAACCTGGGGTCAATGAATTCTGACCACGTAACTGGCAGGGCGTACGACTTGGTCGGCAATCAACTTGGAATGTACAAAACCACAGTAGAAAGAAACGGTGGTTTTGCAGAATTCCACGGCGGTTCCCAAAACAGGCACCTGCACGTTGTCCCTGGACCTGGACCAATGGGTGACATGAGTAGCCCAGTCCCCTCCTACGGTAGGGGTAGCGGAGGAAGCAGAAGTTCTGGTGGCGAAGTAATGACAAAAGAAGTAGCGGTGACTGTTAATGTCAATGGGGTGGGCATCAAAGAAGCAATACCCCAAATTCAAGCCGCAATACAAAGGGCAATGTACGAAAGCAACAATAGGTCATGAAAACACCATTCATAAGCGAGACAAAAGACATTCCCGAATCAGCCTCGGAAGATGCTGGCGGCAAGTACTACTTCATTCAAACCGACTATAAGGTACTAAATTTACTACCTGATAACGAAAGAATATATGGCGTTGACCCTTTTGTTTATTACAAATACGTAAAAAGTCCTGGCTCAAACAATTTCGAAAGAAAACCAAGCCAACTTTTTCTTAAAACAACTTTGCGCGGTGCTGCTTCTTTCACGATGACATTTGACTTTTTGGGAGTTGAAAATTCAAAATCGCAATTATGCGGCAAGACGACTTCTACAAAAGTTGCCCACCCTGCTTATGGATGGGAGGTCAATCCATACACAGGACAAACAAATTACAGCAAGCAGATTACAGTAACTAGATACAGACAAGAAGATGTAACAGAAACTGCCGCACCCTTACTTGGGCGTGCTGGTCAGATAAGCATGGCCTACGAAGGTCGTCAGCGAAGCGGTTTTTCAGCAGGCGCAGGAGGTTCTGGCGGGTATACATTTGATTCGTTTGGCTCAGGTGTTGGAATTTCCGTAGGCACTGATGCGGAATATAGTTACAATCTATCGAGCGACAAACTAATACTACAATGGAACGAATATATTGAGGCGAAAAACAAATATGGCGATTCTGATGTTGTAAAAACGAAACAACTGCGGTTTAGGGATAAGTTTGGCCAACCTGGACTAATCGACAGTTTTGACGATTTTCAAAGACTTTTTCCAAAAAACTTTCTTATTGCGGGAGAAAATCTCAGTTCCAAATTAAGCAGGATAGTCGGGAATAACAGATTTGTAAGAATAGACTCTACGAATAACTTTTACCCAGAGTCTTATGTTGGATTGTGGCAAAAATTTGCTGCGGAGGGTTTATCGGAGAAGGCAGTCGTAGAGCGGTTGCTCGCATCGGGATACACGCAAGCACAGGTTAACGCTACGAGGTCCGCCAGCGGTCTAGCGACGTTTGATGTTCGACAATTTGCCTATAACACTTTTTCAGAAAGTGCTCTTGTGCTTGCCCCATTGAATGGCTCGAACGACCCCAACAATCCTACTCCAGGAGGCGGAAGCACGAATGGTAATGGAGGTGTCAATGGCGGAGCAAGAGGTCAAAATGGAAGTGCTTGGGCTGGCCCAGAAGGATACGAACCAGGAGTAGTTCAATCAATAACCGTTGGAAGAAGCAGAAACTCTTTTGTTACCAGTGAGGACCTTAGTTCAATCGTGGCCGACGACTCCAGTAGGCAGGTCATGTATCAAGTTTATGCTGAATCGATTTCAAACGATGGCACACCAAATTACATTGTCGAGCAATATCCGTTTGATTTTTCTCCGAATGATATCAACTACAGTGGCCTTGCTGGAGAGTGGCAAAGCATTGAGAGAAGTGGTTCTTTTCCAATCATTGATTGGAAGAGTTTTAAACTATTACAAATTTCATTCTCGTTTTTAATTGCAAACAAAACTCCAGGTCAATTGACCGCTGACGGATTAGACACCCCAGTAACAAAGCAAATAGAAAAACTTCAAAGGATGGCGCAAAAACCATACCCAATTGTATTTTATGGGTTTGACACACTTCTAACAAATCAATTTAGATATGACTCTTCTGGAAAACCACGCGGAATTCAGTTTGTTATTCAGGATTTGAATATCACCTCTCAGAGAAGAAATGAAAGAATGGAAATAACTCGCGCTCAAGCAACTATCACACTTCAGGAAATACCCATCGAAACAACCAATATCATCGGGATGCCTCGCCTTAAACACAAAAATCCGCCTCCCCCAAAAATCCCAGTGCCCACCACTGACCCCGATTATGCGTTGTTTGAAAAAAACCTGGCCGTTCAAGCACCGAATAACATCACGTTCATTGATTAGTCTTATGACAGAAACTAAACTTTACCCAGTCCGCAGCGTGCAGGGAACAAACAGGGAAGTACCCATTGTCTGGGTATACCCAAAAACGGAAACAACGCCAGTGTGGTTAGCAAAGGTAGACCAACAGTTGCTCGACATGTCCGTCAGTTATTCGATTAGTGAAGCAACTGCACTTACATTCACCCTTATTGACCCAGGTTTTGAGTTAACAAGGCAAAATTATTTTCAACCTGGGCAAACAATAATCTACAGAAGCCACAATAGCAACGTTCTCTTGCCCAATTCTTCGGGTTCTCCATATTTGGGTTTTTCGGAATACATGGGCTATTTTATGGAAATTGCAGACGTGAACATTGAACAAAGCCAAGGAAATTCGCCAATCGTTCGCATTCAGTGTTACACAAAAGCGGTACAGCAGATGAAAAGAGATAGACAGCCTGGGAACATCAAAGGCAATGGAAGCGAATTTGTCAAAAAAGCCGCCAAGAAATACGGTCTCAATTCAGTGGTTCAAAAGACGTCAGCGAGTAGACAAATAACCACAGCAGACAGTGATAACGCTGCAGATTCATTATGGACAGTTTTGGGCAACCTTGCCAGCGAATCCAAAGACGAAAATAAAAATCCTTTCGTCATGTTTGAATCTGATGGAACTTTGTATTTTGGGAGTCAGCAATGGATTATGTATAAATGGGGCCACACTTCATATCAGCACACAAAATACAACAAAAAAACGAAAAAAGATGTTACCGAAACTCGCTACGTAACAAATTTAAATTACCCCAGCGGCAACGACCCGTTTTTATTATTGAAAATGCCAACTATGCACAAATCCGAAAATGACCCCAAAGAGGGCAATGGGTCTTGTATTGTTGACAGAATAAATGGAACAAGACTTCGTCCTGGGATGACCGTTCGGGTTAGGGGGGTTCCGTGGTTTGATGACGACTTCCTGATAACCGAAGTCAATTTTTCTGAATTAGTTCCTGACCCAGTAAATGTGAGTTTTGCAACTCCGCCAAGAAGTGAGAAGAAAATCAAACAAATTGAAGTTGGTCAAATTTACCCAGGTTCAGTTGAGTGGGCCACCGTTGTTGGCATCTCGCAACAGCAACCATCATTTAATTCTCCAGAAAAAGCAGTAGCAAAAATGGTTCCAAATACCGCCAACGGCGGTTCCAATTTTGCAATATAAAAGAGGAAAACATGCCCGACAGAGTAAAGAACGAAATCAACAGGGGCAAAGCCTCCAATCATCCGTCGAGCGGTGTTGGGGTTTTTACTGCAACAGTTTTGTCAACAGTAAATGGAAAAGCCAATATTGCAGTTGAAGGTCTTACTGCTCCATTCCTGAACGTCGATAACGTTGGACGTACAGGCGCATCACAATTGAAAAAAGGAGACAGGGTTTTGTGTACCTTTGTCAATCAAAAAACAGAAGAAATGGTTATTCTGGGGCCAATTAATAAAAAAGTTGACGTTTTTTCAACTGTGGTAAAATTTAATGCGTTGGTTGACCAATTGGAAACACAGATTAACACCATCAGGCAAGCCCAGGACCCACCACTTGGGTCAATTAGTCTTCAGGCATTCAAACAGGCGGTTGTGTAATTATGGACACATTAAGATTTCCAATAGACTTCGATTCTTCTGGCGGACTTGCAAAACTACGTGAAGGAACGGACGAATACATCAAGCAATTAATAAGTGTTGCCCTGATAACTGAACCCTATGTTCTTCGATTGACCCCAGACTTTGGCCTTGCTGACCCAACGTTTTCAACGGTATCTCCAGACCAAATGATGTTGGCGGCGGCAAAGTTCATCCCTGAAGTATCGATAGTTTCCGTAACCCCAACATATAAGGCTGAAACTGGCGAAGTAAACGTCCAGTTCATATACAACAGGTGATTCATCATGCCTAGCGATTTTGACTACTACATCGACCTAACACCGATGGATGTTTCTCCTGCTCAGATTTACTTAGACTCCATAGAGGTTGCACGAACAGTTCTTCCAGAGTTTGATTTGCGAATTGGAACAATTGAAGACGCCATGTTCCAGGCATTTGCATATATGTCAGCCCTAAATATTGGCGCAATAAATAGGCTTCCAGATTCGCTTTTTTTGGGCGCTATAAAAATGATTGGTACTCAATTCAAAGATGGCGATAGACCAACAATGAGTGTAACTTTTACAGCCAATTCAAATAGTGGAGCATCAATACCAGCGGGCACAATAGTTCAATACTCATTGAGCGATGATGATTACGAGTTGTCTTTTGTGTTTGAAACAAACACTTTGCTGACCATTGCGGCCAACGCCGTGGATGACCCTCTCCCAACTGGTTCGGTTACGTGCACGTGTCAAGTTGTTGGAACGATTCCAGAAATAGAAAATGGAACAGAATTGCAAATAGTGTCATACAACCCAAGTTTGTATTCGGCAGTTGCAAATGGAAGTTTTGTTCAAGGCAGCGAAGCCGAATCGCTAAGTGGATTTCTTGATAGGGGTGTAGCAAGTCTTGCGGCTATGTCCTCCGCTCTGGTTACGGCATCACAAGCAAAAAATTTTATTATCGCCACCAATCCCAATCTAGTGAGTAGAGCAAAAGTTTACGACCTGACAGACAAGGACGGCTCACTTAACGTAGGTGACGCCGATGTCGCTGGTCATGTAACAATTTATGCATACGGACCAAAACGATTCTTGACTGAAGGCGAAAAAACTACTATTTTGGCCACAGTTACGGAAAAATCTGTCGCTGGTCTCGATGTAGGAATAAAAGACCCAGTTCTCCTTGACCTTAAAATAACCGCGAGTATTTCCCATTATTCAACGGTTACTTCAGTCGACCTAAAAACTGCTCTTGAAAATCAAATCTTAAATAATTTGTCTGTGGACAATTCCTCATGGGACGAAGAACGTATTAGGTATGACGACATATTGTCGATTTTTCTTTCAAGTCCGCTTGTCAGAAACGTTGATTCCTTGGTGATAGCCATTACGGATACTGGAACCATCACAAATGCTGTAAAAAGTGACGACAACGTAACGTACACTTGCGCCAACAAATTTGCCGTTGGGGATTTGGTTACGGTCACAGGGATAACACCGAATACTTTGAATAGCACTCAGCGAGCGATAACAGCGAGAACCGCAACAAGTTTTACCGTTTCTAACAGTTCCGCATCTGGAACATACACTTCTGGCGGTACCTGTTCTGTTTCTTATCCATACTGGGGTTCAGCCAGCGGAAACGATTTTCTCTTTGCCAAAAAAGGAAGCCTAATTAATATTTCTTCTCAAAAAATTGTGTTGACGCTGACGGCAGTTTAAATAATGATACTTCAAAATCCCACAAGAAACGTGCTGAGCGCAACTGACGCATTATATGCGGCTGACACTACTCAACAAAGAATTATTTCGCCAGATTCCTATTCCACTTCGTGGACAATAACAAATGCGACATTATCTATTTCGTCTGATGCATATATAAATCCACTTTATTACAGCATAAAATTCAGACCAGACAATCCATCCCTACCAGTTGTTTTGACTCTCCCTTCAATCATCCCGCCCGATAATGACATAAACAATAGTCAAGCACAGTTTCACTGCAGAGTTTTCTCGAGTCTTGAAGAATCAGAACTTGGCGGCAATGCTGGACAAGTTTCTTGCAAACTTACAAATGTCGTATCATCTGCTCATGCAACAAAAACGACTTCACTAAATATTGGAAAATGGACGACAACATTTAGTCCTGTCGTTGATGTTGGGCTAGTGGACACAGAAAATAACAACATCGAGTTTTCGGTTGAAATGACCTTTACCGATGTTGGTGGTTTTGACATTTACTTGACGCTTCCAATGCTGGTGCATGAGTTTGGATTTACAAGAAATACATTTGTTTATAATATGAGAAAGTTTCTCCCAGGTTTTATATGGGACAAAGACCAAATTGGAGAGTATCCAAATTACGCATTTACAAAACTTTTTCATGCCCTAACTCACTACGGCTCGCTTTCGTCAAAGTTGTATTCAAAATTTTACGAACTCAAAAACAACGAATTGCCACTTAACGGCGTCAACAATATTTACAGATATAGCACATTGATTAACCCAGAATACGTTGACCCAAATTATGTCGACTGGCTAAGTCAGTTCAATGGAACGCCTATTTACAAAACATTGACCACGTCAACCTCAACCAACGCACTCGTTAGTGGAGGCGAGACCGTTGACGAGTCCATCACGTGGCAGTTGAAAAATGCTTATTTTGGGCGCAACGCTGGGACGCTTGAAGCAATCCAGGAATGTACAAAGCAGGTATTGGATGGGAATAAAGTTTGCTTGGTATTCCCTGGTGGGAGTTTCTTTCAGATAAATGTTTACACAGTTGTTTCCGAAACCCCTGGAGTTACATCTCCTGGGGAAACGTCCCCAGAAGTCGTGGCGATGCTGGAACTAACAAAACCAATGGGATTCCAATTGAATCACGAAACCTTCGCCACGGCTGCCTTGGCACTTGTTTTGGACAGCAATATATATGCGGTCCTTAATACCGCCCCACTTGGATAAATGGTAAAATTGTTTATTCCCCAAGGAGGAACAAATGACTACATTTGTAAAAGATACATTCGAAAGAGCGGCACGCACGTTCTTGCAGGGTTACCTAGGCGCATGGATTGCCACAGGGGCAGATTTTGACGGCCTTGTTGCTTCGGACAATCTGAAGGTTGGCGTAACCGCTGTCGCTCTATCAATTGCGATGTCGATGGGCCTCAAGAAGGTCGGCAAGAACAAAGAATCAGCCAGCGTCCTTTAATTGCTGCCCGCACTTGTTGGGCTAGTAATCTACAATTAGACGCAGTGGTTAGGAGCGCGCGTCGATGCTTGCTGGAATTTACAACATAACGATAGAGCAAGGCTCTACGTTTGGGCGTCTCATAGCCATTCAGCAACCCGATGAGGCCGACCCCACTGGTGAAACTTTTGAGAATTATTCATTGGAGGGCCATACTGCCCGAATGCATATTCGTAGAACTGTTGAATCGTCCACCATCATGCTTTCCCTGACTACGGAAAATGGTGGAATAACCGTGAACCCCAATTTGAGCGACAATAACAACAAAAACAACGAACTTTCATTGTCGATAACTGCCGAACAAAGCGCGGCGCTGACTACTGGCGGTGTTTATGACCTTGAAATAATTAGCGGAGGGGGTGCCGTCTCTAAGGTGATTAGGGGGGAAATTGTCTTAATACCCGAGGTGACAAGACCATGAGTAATATTGCCAACCAAGTAATTGTCGACCAGGATTCGCCGAACCAGATTATTGTTCGAGCAAGTGCTGGAGCAGGGAATACCCGTCGCTACGAACACACTCAGGGGCAGGCATCAAACACTTGGACGATAAATCACACCTTGGGTGGCAGGCCTTCAGTGACCGTTGTGGATTCTGCTAATACAGTGGTTTACGGTGAAGTACAATATGTAAGCAACTCTCAGGTGGTCGTGGTCTTTTCGGCGCCCTTCTCTGGGTTCGCTTTCCTAACGTGAGGTAAAAGATGGCACAGAAGTTCCTAACAAACATTGACCTTAACCAGAACCAACTGGTCAACGCCTCTTTTGAGGTTGTGGCAACAGACCCATCATCGGGCAATTTTGAAGGTCGTCTAATTTACCAGTCCACAACGGACACGATTAAAGTTTATGCCAACGGTGAATGGCGCTCACTGCCACACACCATTGTCTCTGGTGGCGGCGCAGGAATTGCCGAAGCCCTCACGGTTACCGAATCAAACGGCACAATTACCCTCACCCTCAATGTTGCCGATACGGACAGCGCTGGTCTTTTGCCAGCGGCGTTCTGGCAGATGCTTGAAGATGCGACACCAGATGCAACAGCAAGCAAACTTGTCAAGCGCGATGCTCAAGGTAACGCAAAAGTTGCGACACCTACTGATTCTGCTCACATTGCCACTAAGGGTTATGTTGACTCGGCTCGCCAAGGTCTTGATGTTAAAGCATCGGTAAGGGTTGCTACAACTGCGGCAATCAATCTCGCGACAGCGCTTGTTGCTGGTCAGGTAATTGATGGAGTCACACTTGTTGCTGGTGACCGTGTTCTTGTTAAGGACCAAACTTCTGGGTCAGAGAACGGTATTTATGTTGCCGTTGCTTCTGGCGCGGCTTCTCGTTCATCCGATGCGGACGGAACAGCCGACACTGGCGAACTCACATCGGGAACATTTACATTCGTTGAAGAAGGAACTGTCAACTTTGATTCGGGTTTCGTTGTTTCCACAGATGGAACAATAACTGTTGGTGGCACAGCAATCACCTGGACGCAGTTCTCTGGTGCTGGTTCGTTTGAGGCTGGCGACGGTCTTTCAAAGAATGGTACGCAAGTCAATGTCAACGTTGTTTCCAATAGAACAGCAATCACTGGCGATGCGGTTGACATTTCGGCTAACTATGTTGGTCAGGAGAGCATTACCACCCTCGGCACGATTGCGACAGGCGTTTGGCAGGCAACTGATGTTGACATCGCTCATGGTGGTACCAACGCTTCAGATGCCGCTTCAGCACGAACGAACCTTGGTATCAAGACAACTGCTGGTGCTGTAACAACGAGTACCTCAACTCTTGCCCGTGTAGCAAGTCAAGGTTGTGCGGCTTCCGCTGCTGGAACCTCCACGACGACGGTTACCCACAACTTCAACACACTTGACGTCAGTGTGCAAATTGTTGAAGTTGCTGGCGGTGCAACGGTGTATGGTGATGTCGTGCGAGCGAATGCTGATACTGTAACCGTCACCCTGTTGGGAACAATTGCTTCAGGTGATTACAGAATCGTAGTAACAGGCTAAAACACATAGTTAACCTTGAGGGGTTAGCGAACTACATGCAATAGCGATTGAGGTCGCAAGTGGCACAAAAATTTGTAACTCCGATAACTATTAAGCAGTTGGCGTCTGCTGGCTCAGATGCGCT